CTTATGTTTGCGTCATCTTCGGGTTCTTCTTGAAACTTCCATTGGTAAGATGTATTGGCAGATGGAGTATCCTCCGATAGCCTTGCTTCGTCTCCCGGCTCTTCCTGAAACTTCCATTGGTGTGACGTATTAGCACTTGGGGTGTCTTCGGAAATGTTCGCATCGTCGGGTATAATATGTTTCCACGGCTTTGTAGAAGAAGACGGCGTGTCTTCAGTAATATTCGCATCGTCACCAAAAGTCTCTACAAATTTCCACCGAGTAGTTGTGCTTGTGGGGGTGTCTTCTGATATATTCGCTGAATCACTGGGGGTTTGGGTGACAGTAATACTGGTAATAGCAATAGAACTATTACTCCTGTCTTTAACGGTTGAATCGGAAGTTTTCCTCACCCATATATAAATACTGGTACCAACTAAAGAAGAAGGTATATTCCACCCAAAAGAAGAAAGAGCAGAATTAAAAAGAATATTGTTAGATGTGCTAAATGTTGTCCCTGTCGTCCAGTATAAATCAATATTTTGAGTAAACCCGCTTTTCGTCCAGCTTATTGATATGCTCTGATTGTGGGCATAAGAGCCCGAGTTCGGCGAGTCTAATGTTACCGAAGATGGGGCTTGTATTGAAAACTGTCCACTGGTTCCTGTTACTGAAATTGGCATCTAATCGCCCTCCGCCCAAGAACTTGAAACCTGTATGCTGTAGTCAGAGCCAGCAGTGAATCCTGATGCTATAGTCCAGCTAAGCGTGGTTGTAAACTCATTCAAATTAAACGCAAGATTCTCCACATAGGACGAACCTTTATATAAATCTACCGTGAATGTGCCCCACGTCCCATAGTTTGGGCTTTTTGACCATATTATGGTATGTGACTGACCACTATCCCAAGAGGCTCCTGATGCGGGGGCTGATACTGTAATAGATGCCATACTAACCTATGGTTATACTCCACTCTGCCCGGACTAAATCGCCGGGAGATAAAGCAAAGGCTGTAGCAGTGTAACTTGCGAAGGGGCTGTCAAACCCCTCATCCGTACCAGCATTCTGGTAACCTAATACCGCAACCCAACCAGCACCAACCTCAAAACCAGTTACACTTGAAGCGTTAGATGCTCCAGAAGGGTAGATTGCTTGACCGATAAAATCAATTCTATTTCCCGGTGATGATGGTACGGCAGAATGACTATCGCCAGACTCTTTTGTATATAGCATTAAATATGTATTGTACTCGTAGGTGGCACTCTCTCCGGGGTCGGCAACATTAACTTGGTCTATATTCACTCCAGTATCAACAGCCATACCATTCTTCCCTGATTGGGCAGACGATACAGCACTCGTCATGTTGTACGTCAAATGATAAGCTGAGCTCCCCGATGAACTCTTCAGAAAATCCCGTATGTCCGTCAACAACTCCGAATCCACTGTGTTGTCTCCTTCGTCAGTGTAGGTAGGCTCCATCCTTTCTGTGTCTTCCGGGTTAAAGACCTGAATCTTTACTCTCCCGTGAACGTGAATGGGAGATATTGCTTTTTTTATAATTATCATGCGTCTGCTATCCTTACTGTCCATGTGAGGTCAAGCTGGTACCCGTTAGACAGCGATATGTTAGTAGTAACGTCTGAGTAGTCAGTATCAAACTTATTCGATGTACCGTTCCAGCTATTGCCTAAATAGGCTTTGGTAATGGTGTAGCTTGCGCTGGCTCTAATTCGAGAAACTATTGTAAACCCAACGCCCGATGAATTAGCGACGGAAATTGTATCCATTTCGTAATAGCTGGTTCCGGCATATATTACAATCCCTGAACTGCCTACGGTGGGGGAGGTGAATGTGTCGTTAGAAAATGCGCTCTCCTGAATCCCGATGTTCCCCTGTGCCGAAAGCATCCCTTGGGCGCATATCTTCTTTAGTTCCAGATTAATAGTGTTCTGCCTTTCGCCCACATGGATTATATTTCCATCTGGCTTTTTGATGGTAATTGCTACCACCCCTGCTATGGGTATTTTGTCTATCATGTTTGGTTCTTTACTGTGAATATGTCCATGTTTTCATCTACGGCGAATAAGTCCACTGTATCACTCCCCATGTCCAGTTTATTCCACACTTCCGCTCCTGCTTTTAAAGCATTAAGGTTTAGCGTGTAAATATACCGTTTTTCGTCACCAAATAGGCACAATATCTGCCTTTTCTTAGGGTCATAGTTAAAGCGGGAGTTTTTTAAATTACTCACCCCTTGGTAGATGTCTTTAATTTTTTCTGTTATTGGAATGGGTTCAAAATTACCACCAAGCCTATAAGCGTGGTCTTGTCCTGCGAAAAAAGTTGACCCTTCCACTTGGAGGATAGAATCAGTCGCAACACAGCCAATAGTTTCGTGAGACTCTAATATGTCCCAGCTTGTTATGTCTGTAGTGGGTGTAATAAGCCTATACGTGCCTTTTTCTAAAAAGACAGCCATACCTCCCGCTGTTCGCTTAGAGCCCGTTATTTTGCCACCCTGCGAGTCTTTAATCTCCATATAGTTGGCAATAGGCAGTATATCCGGCTTTCCTACTTCGCTAAATATTAACCAATCTGGATGATCTTCATTATCCTCGGCTAAAAGTCTTACATCCCCAGCAAATAGACGACCACCCACGTAGGAGCCGTTCGTGTAGTTTACTTCTATGTATTTATCGCTCGCAAGTGGATGGTAACCTTTATCTAATAGTGTAGCGTCAGTAAAACTTAGTGTAGCGTCAGTGCCGGAATACGTCCATAAATATTGCCCAAAAGTCAAGGCTTGGGACGCACCTGCGGTTGTCGTGTCGAGAATAGTTATTGTTTTAGTGTCGCTTTCCATAATAACGGACGTTTTATTCGTTGGGTATTCTATCCGCTTTCCCTTATGCTCTGATTGCTTGTAGTCTGCTCCAGATATATAAAAAGTTTTCTGTCCTCCACTCCCCGACCCTGTGAAAGATGTGGTTGTGTTTTGTTCCCAGTGGTCATTGGGATAATCGTGCTCATCCCACTCTATCATTTGGAAGGTATATCCTTTGTTAACATAGTCCGGTACCGACGTTTGCCCTGTATGATTGGGAATAGTGAATAATCCGTTTGAAAAGGTGGAAACGTAATAATATTTTGAGTCGTCATCAAATTTAATTTCCCCGTGCCTTTTTTCGGGGTCTGTCGTTCCTGTTCCCCAATCTATTCCGCCCGGAGGATTGGTAGTGTGTTCGGCGAAGGTTACGTTAGACGTAAAGTCTGCGTGTAATGCCCCTGAATCAAAAAATGTGTGCTCCATCGTAGCCCCAGTCGCAGTTTGCTTTTCGTCAGTCGAGACTGTTGATACTGTTAAGCACTTTTTATACAATGCGTTATCGTCTGCATTTGTAGCCGATTTTTGCCTGTAAATATTGATTGCTGTGATACGTGGGTTCCAATTTGTCGAAGCCGTACTGAATTTCATTATGATGTCGTTTCTACTGGTGCCCGAAGTGTCCGAAACATTAATACTGGTCTTACTATCGGGTAAAAGAGCCTCTTGAATCCCGTCAAAGACTGGTACCGCTTTGTAAAAGTAATAACCCGCCCCTTTTGTTCCGCCCGTGGTAGCCGTAGTAATTGCGCTATAATTCCAGACATCGGGAAGACGAGGGGTTACTATGTCATAAAAATATTTTCCATCATATGTCGTGTATTGGTCATCAAAGAATTTTCTTTCAAGATACTGGAGTACGCCCGGTCTTTGCAATAACCCGTTAGCAAACCGTAATTGAATCCCGAAATGAATGATCTGTATATTGGCGGGTTTGGGGTCTGCAAACGTATTGACGATTTCAGGTGAGCCAAAAGTGGCGTTATATATGATAATTTGCCCTGTATTTGAACTATAGGCTACCCATACGGGGTCAGGTAAGTCGGGATTGCTCCATTTGATTAACTGGGCGAAATTCTTTCCCGTCAGTGCGGAGCCGACAGATGTTCTGCCGTTGCGCTTATAGATGCGCCCAAGTACGTCTATATCAAGGTTTGAAGACTCAACCGCTGATTCTTTCGATATATCTTCACTGTCGGCGTTAGTGTGTAGTCCTCCAGAGAAAACAGGAATAGATACAGTAGGCATTTATGCGCCTTCCCATGAAACAATCTGCCCATCTATTTCATCTACAATATTTGATAGCCCTCCGGTCTGACGAAACTCAAACTCTGAGAAGACTTGAATCCTATTGGAATAATACCGTTGGAGTTGCCTGTCGCTTCGCTGTGTTTCGCCTTCGTCCTCGTAAATCATGGCTTTAGCGTATTCCATCAAAAAATGGTGGTATGCGGAAGGAATAACTGGAGAGTCACCTGCTGTAGCATGATCTATTAAGTTGCCGTTAGCGAGGGCTTTAGCCCCTAATCCTAAGTCTTCCCAAGCTGTGGTGATGTCTTCCCAATCAGAAGAGTAAAAAGTTTCCCACATTCCTGTGTTTTCATCGGTAGTCACCAGCACTTCATCATTTTCAAAAGTGGTCTTTCCCGAGGGGAGCACGATGTCAGTTAAGGTCAAAATACCCGTCAAATTATCATTTATATCTTCTACTACTGTTGCGGTAACTTCGGACGTCCTTCCCAGTAAAGTATCTCCAGCCCGAAACATTCCCGTTGTGAGTCCGTCATAATGTAATTTTTTATATGCGGTAGCAGAATCGGTAAGCGTCCCCGGTTTCGCTTTATACTTAAACGCCATTAGCCCACCAGTATCGGTGACAGGAACGAGTATTAAGTCCATTCCGTCAATAAAATATTCTTTAGGGAGCCCTGTTTCGTAGGTAGAGTCTGTAAGCCGTCGTGACCTAACCCCAATCTGGGGATTATAAGGAATAACTGCGCCTTTATATTCTACCTGACCTTGGATTGATATAAAGTCAGAAGGCAGTGGTATCTTTGCCTGATCTGCGTCCACGTAAACAACTCGGTTGCGTTCATAACAGCCAGTATGGTACGCAAAATCTTCTTGCGCTAATTCAAGGTATTTTAATGCACGGGACTTTAAGCCTTCTAATGTGGAAGGGAAAGCGACTGATACCCGGTCTTGTAATTCAGACCAAAGCATCGTCTAAACTCTATTCTTTGTGCCTAAACCCTTGGGTGCTTCCGAGGGATAGCGGGCATTTAACGCTTCAATCTGTCCCATAGCGGAGGCGGAAGCTGACGTTGCACGGTCATTCTTCGCATCCATCTTCCATAGCTGTGATTCCGCAAAGTCTAATATTATTTCATGTAAAGCCACATTTAAGTCTGCTTCGTTCGCATCGGCACCAATAGCTGTGGGTTCTTTTAAGTACCACACATCAATCGTATCAGTGGTGCTCGGTGAAACGTAAATTTTCTGACCATGAGTGTAAGCAACGGGATTGTTCGTCCCCCCGGCTAAGTAGCTGTTTTCAAGCCGTTTAGCGTCTTTTGCTTCGATCATAGAACAAAAAAGATTGTTAGTTTCATCGTAGATAGCTGTAATGCCGTTTCGTATTGGGCTTCCTTCTGAATAACTACCGTTACCGGGATTTGATACTGTAATAGAGCCTATTGTTTCTACAGACTTAACTACAGTCAAAGTTGCGCTTGCGCCACCGCCACCAGTAATCGTTGCCGTTGGAGTATCAGCATAACCACTTCCGGGTGCTGTCACTGTTACAGCGACGACATATCCGCCACGGATTACAGGTACGGCTGTTGCGCCTGTACCCGAGCCACCGCCTGCTATTACTACACTTGTTGTGCTAAACACAGATGAATAGTCCACTACACCGCTGGAAATAGAAACATCGTTCTGTATAGACTCTAATTCGTCTAAATAGGCGTTATGGATTAAGTTCACCACAGTTTTCTGTGCGACGTTAAGAACGTCAATTTTCATGGTCTGTGTGAAATTTTCCTGTGAAGGGTCTTCCATTCGCATCCCAAGCTGAGAAATCATTTCGTTGCCTGTCATGGCAAACTCCTTTAATTAAATAGCGTTCAGCCCCCGAATAAACGGGGACTGAATACTATGGTTTGATCGAATTACGAATTAACTCGTCCGGGTAACCTTCTTGAATGAAGATGCACTCGCTCCGGCTACTGCGTTCTGGAAATACATTTCTGCACTTCCAGTATCCATGTAGATACTGCCTTTAGGAGCATCTTTCAATGTAGTCGTTGGGGGAGTCCCACTACCAACGATTAACCATACACCGCCTATGACGTGATATGCGAAACCGTCGTCGCTTACTGGATTAACTCCACCGATTTGAGCTTTATTCGCTTGAACTTGTGTTATTGCCATTTTTTATGTCTCCTTAACTTAGGCTAAGAGCGTTAGCAGGAATACCTGTTACAACGCCTTGATAAGCTCGGTTAGAACAAGTAAAGGCACCATGCCAGTCCAATTCAGCAACAAAGACGTGTTGTCCGGTTGTTGCTCTGCGGAATGGAGTGAACTTGAAGTTCGAGTCGGGGTGATGTCTGAAATGAAGATAATTCTCATTCAGAAAATACATCTGTCCGGCTGGAACGTGAGTGTCCACTACCATATTCGCACCACGGAAACTAAGCAGTTCAAAACCGCCATCCACTTTACGTTTATCTTCGTAACGATTCTGCGTGTGAAGCATACGTTCGTATGTATCGAAAATATCCTGAGTGGTCACAATCATTGTGGGATGTTCCACATCATTTGTGAGTTTACCGTACATGAAACGAACTATATTCTCAATGTAGTTATCATTGCCAACGGTTGTAAGGGAAGCGTATGTAACACCACCGCCAATGGCGAGTTTTTTAGACTTCCACCATGCGTTTGCGGTTACTGATGCGTCAATGCCACCAACAGTTCCGGTTGTAGCAGTAATAATATCATAGAGAGTCGCTGGTTCATTTGCAGATGAGGCACTGTCTTTGAAAAGCAGTTGCCCAAATCCACGCTTAAACCGACGGGATAGGTTCTTTGATTTAACTTCAACGAGGTCAAGAAGTGCTTCTTTTCCTGCGTTCTTTATTTTCATATCCATCTCTGAAAGAGCAATCGTTCCATTCAGCCATTTCCAGTCATAGAAGGCTGATGTGGCAATTTCTTTCGGGGCATATGTCACGGCATCGTATTCTGCGAGCCATGCAATATCTTCTTCACCATATTCGAGTGGTTGTTTAATTTTTTCACCACCACTGGTTGGTTTTGATTTACCCAAAAGGCGTTTTGCCAAGTAATTGGAATAGATTACCTGATTTACGAGAGAAGGAATTAGATGGTCACGGGTCACAGCATTGAGCGTGTCCAGTGTTCTTGTAATAGTTGCCATTTAATAGCTCCTGTTGTTTGTTTAATTAGTTGTCATGAGGGAGTCCCAGTCTTTGCTGGCTCTTGATCTCGCCTCATCCCAATCACGTGCTTCCTTTTCATACCCTTCGGTTTTGATGCCTTTCCCTTTGGCTTCGCTTGCCTCAACTTTTTTCTTAGGGGATTTCTTGGCACTTCTTAACTCTTTCGTCCGAGTTTTTAGTTCTTCACTGATTTTATCGTAGTTCATGAGTTTATGGGCTTCTGGAAGCCTTAAACCATTCTCTGACGCATAATCAATGAGTTTTTGGACATTATCCTCTTTTTCAAGGGCTTTATCCGTTTTCTGGAGAGCAAAAATATCTTTTTCTACTTCCAGCCGAACTTTCTCGTTCAATAGATTCTGTTCTTCCTCCGTATAGGTTTCCAATTCCTCCACGTGGCGAAGTGGGTTTTTATCCTTCCCTTCATAGTAGTCGTCAACAGCTTCCATAAAGTCATCATCAGCTAAGGCTTCTTTAACCTTCTCGCCGGATAACTTAGACACCATGTCCGCAAAGGCAGTTTTCTCCTCCGCTAAAGACTGTGCTTTTTCTGTATTTGACTTCTTCCATTCTCGATCATTATTCCAATCATCAACAATGGCTTGAAGGGGGGTTTCATTTCCATCTTCGTCTTCATAGACCAATTCTTCATCATCGGCAAGTTCAATGTCGCTGATGTCCTCGATCTGTACTTCTTCCTCATCGTCTTCTGCTTCATCCGATTGCCCATCGCTGGGTTCGTCCACTTCATCCGATTCGGGTTCCTTTTGGGCTTCAGTGGTCGTTTCCGACTTGTCGCCGTCAGACGGTTCCCCGTCCAATTCTTCTGAAGGCTCTACGCCTTCCATTTCAAAGCTTTCGTCATCAATAGAGTCATACACCTCTTTAGGGATGGCTATGTCTAAGTTCACTTCCGGTTCGATTATCTGTTCTACTGCCATGACCTACTCCGTGAACTGCGTTTCTTTGTTGGTATTGGCATACTCAGGGTTTACCGCTTCCGGCATCCTGTAACTTCCAATCGCCCATAATTCTTGTGATTTTTCTAATATCTGGACTTCCGGTAGATACTCTAATGTCTCCGTGAACATCCCTTCTGCTCTGGTTGTGACCTTTAACACTGTTCCTTTGTCACGAACAGACATTCCTTCCGTTATTACGGTGAATACGCCCTTATGAACCGTACTCATATGAACCCACCTGTCAACCCCAATATTTTTGGGTGTAGCGACTGGTGTGCTCTCTTTTTTTACTTCTTTTACTTCACTCATGATCTTTGTTCCTTTCAGTTGGTCTTTCGACACTGTTATTAAAACCTTTTCAATTCTTTTTTTTCCAGTGATGTGCGTCTGGATTTTTAGCCCTTAACGCATCTGCCCGCTTCTTCGCACCAGCCTTATATTTCATTCTTTCTTCTTTTTTCAGCCTTTGTTGTCGGTCATACTCAAGTTCTGGTACTTTCATATAGTCAAGACCAGTAACAGGATGTTGCTTTACTACATTGTCTTGAGTCTTCTTATAGGTGTTTAAAAGCGTATCTGGTCTTGTCCCCACAGTCTTTTTGCGTTTCTTAAGCTTGCCCCCTGTTCTTAACGCCATACGCTTGGCTTTATCCATACCTTCCGGGGTATATGCGAACTTCTTTACCTTTCCATCAACTTTAACTTGTGGCATTCTATCGCCTTCTCTGAATGCGCTTGCGTCTCAGCCTGCTTGTTTTGTCTTTATCAATCGCTTTACCCACAAGATTAATAGGGTCTTCCTTCCTATCGCCTCGATTCTTATTAAACCTTGGGTCTGGCACGTCTTTGCGACGTTGCCCTACTTTTGGGTTCGCTTTTTTATGACTGCCCCATCCTGTTGTGGAAGTTTCAAGACTTTCTAATCTTATAGGACTGCTACTCGACTTGTTTATCGGGACGATCTGGGGTTTCTTTTTTCTTTTTTTAATTTTTAGTGGCTTGGAGAAACTGCGGAATTTTGCTCGCCTCTTTGCTAACTGAAGAGATTCAACGGCTTGTTTATCGGAGGCGTGTACGTCTTTCTGTTTCGTTTGTGGCATATTATTTGCCCCCCTTTTTTTCTTTTTTCTTTTTTCTTTTAATCTTCATTATATCAGGAAGAGCTATTAATGCTCCCATCCCAGCACCCATCAACATATTAGTTGCCGTTTGCTTGTTTGAGCCGTGGACTGCGCCCTTTGTAAAGGCACCCGTCCCGACTGCCGTCCCTACTATTTTTCTAATTGCTTCTTTTTTGGGGTCATAAGCCTGACTACTTGAGGCGGTTAACGGTTTCTTTTTTTTCTTTTTGATTTGTGGCATATTATTTCCTTGGGCTTGGGATTAAGTCTTTATTCACTTTCCTGTGATAAGTTAGGACTCTCATCGGTTAGCTTCCATGTTTATTTGATTTATTCTGTAAAAATTTGATTTAACCATTGAAATACTCGCTTTTACTCATTCTCATGCAAATCGCTCCGACTATTACGACAAAGACCAAGTATATAAGCACATCCGTCATTCCCTATCCCTGTGCTCCTGATAGTTCCGGGTGATTAGCTAATACCTGCTCGATTGCTACTTGATCGGTACTTTCCAATATCTGCTGTTCTTCCGGGGTCAATTCCGGTGGCTGTTGCGCCATCATTTGCTGTTCCATCTGCTGTTGCATCTGCATTTGTTGCTGGTTATCGGCTATCCAGTCCTTTGCCCGCTGTTTGTCCCTCAATGACGGTGCCAGATCAATCAACTGCTCCGGAGACATTAATGGTTTGCCAGTATCCGGGTCTTGCATTCCATATAAACTCATCCCTTCATCAAATTCGGCGTAATTATCGAATGGTAGCATGGAAGTCATACTCACATCTACCTTTAGCTCAATATCGGCTCCTGTGGGCGGATAAAAGGGCTCATATACCGCTTCTCCGTTCACATCGTCCGTCTTTTGCACCACAACGTCCGGGTAATAGTTCTGGATAACGTATGTCCAGTGCTCATATAACCGCTTAGACAGGTTGACAAACTGATTAACCTTTGGCTGTAGTCGTCCTGTAGCCTGTGCAATTAACGCTTGTGTCTTCACTCCGGAGTCACCTTTGTCACCCATTCCCCTGAATGCGTCCATAATACCTGTCTTTTTATCCATATCTGCATCCAGATATGAAAGAAAGTTCTGGATATATGCTGGCATTCCCGGTGGGGATACGTGGCGTACTCCATTGGGCAGTGCGGATTCTACAATAGCACCGGGAGAGTTCCTCACCGATTTGATACCGCTTCCCTTCACGATTTCAGTGATAGGGTTTCCTGTAAACCTTATATTGTCGTTAATGTTGGATATAATCTGATTTTTAATACGGATATGGTCTTCAATGTTGCGTCCCTCTGATGTGCCCCAGAAGTCACCAGACCGCTTGTAGTTCGTTCCCTCGAAGAATGGGTATCTCTTATAGGGATTGGCTACGTCCCTGATTATCATGTTTTTCTTGGAGCGCACAATGGTAACGATGCGTCCATTCGGGTACTTCATCCGGGATTGCATTTGGCTGATCTTATGACCTTCGGAGTCTATGGCGTTCGTGCCGTCCGTGTTATACTCATAATCTTCATATTCCTCTTCGGTCAGGTCGGGACAGTAATACTCCAGCACCAGTACGTGACCACGCTTGTCCTTGGTCAAACCGTCTTTGATGGAGTTCACTACGCCCTTCAGACCTTTTTCTTTCGAGCGGTATGAATAATACTGCATATCGTCCAGATCGCCTTCCGCATCCACCTCTACCCCATAAGTTCGCTTTACTTCCTCTACGGTCATAACAGGCGCATATATGAAGAAAGTGTTGTGGCAGTCCTGCATGGAACCAGCCGATGGGTCAGGATAACAGGCATACAGGTCTACAACCTCATTGATGAAGGCGTTG